GCCAAAGAGCCCGCCCAGACCTTTGCCCAGAAGCCCCGACAGAAGACCGCCGCCACCGCCAGCGCCACCCCCAAAGAGGCCACCCCCCAGCAAGCCGCCCGCTGCCTGCGCGGCCGATCCGGCCCCTGTGAGCGACAGCCCCAGCGCAATGCGGATCTGGTTTTTGGCAAAGCTTGCGGCCAGATCCGCCAGCCCGCGCTTGGCGGCCTGTTTGATCCCATCCCACATGGAGCGGAAGTCGCGCAGACCATCGGCGATCCAATCGCCAAAGGAGCGCGCCACGCCATCCACTGCCGTTGAGAGCGGCCCCTCCAGCTCAGAACTCAGATCCCCCGCCGCCTCGGTGGTGGTCTGCAGGCTGCCCGCCACACCGCCGCCGGATCCGTCATCCAGCGTATCATCCAAAGTGTTCAGCGTATTGGCCAGCGCATCTGCGCTGTCATCGCCCGCCTCAATGGCGTCATTGGCGCTGGTCATCTGGCCGGAGAGAGTGCGCATGGCCGCCCCGGCTTTCTCAAACCCCGCCGTGAGCTGGCCTGCAGCCTCTTTGCGCAACCGGATCACGCGCCCCTCAAGGGAGCTGGCCGCAAGATCCAGTTCCATCACCTTGTCGATGGCCTGATCTGAGGCATTGCGCAAACTCTGCTGCACCTCGGACAATCCGGGGAGACCCCGCATGCCTTGCGAGAGCGTCCATAAGAAGTTGCCCCAATGCAGTGAGAGATCCTGCAGCATGCGGGTAAAGCCCGCCTGTACCTGCGACCAGATTGCAGCCAGCGAGGGTTTAATCGCCGCCGCGCTGGTCTTGATGCCCTCCCAGACGCCCACCGCCAGAGTGCCAAGCGCTCTGAGCGCCGCCCCCCAGCCGCCGGTGGCCACCACCAGCTGGTGGAACTTCATCGCCAGATAGCCAGCCCCCACCACCAGCGCGCCAATGCCGGTGGCAATCACCGCGCCGCGCAACAGCAGCAACCCGCGCTGCAGGCCTTTTATTGCAAGGCTGGCCACCGCCGCTTTGGTCGAGGTGGCCCCAAGGGCGATTTCCAGCGCAATGGCCGATTTGGCCGCCGCCGCAAAGCGCAGCGGGGCCAGGGCCACCGTGGAGACCACAGCCCCCATCGCCACCGCCAGCGGCGCCGAGATCTTCAGCATCAACCCCAGCGCCAGCGCTGCCGGGCCCACCGCTCCGGCAATCAAGCCGGTGGTGGCAATGATGCGTTTGGTGCCATCGGACAGCCCATTGAACCAGCTCGCCAGATCCGCCGCGCGGTCACTCAGCGATTGCAACGCCGGGGCCAGCGCCACGGTCACCTGATTGGCGAGACCCCGCCCGGCAAGGCTCATGCGCGACAGCGCATCATTGGTGAGCTCGATCTGATCCGCATCCACCTCAGAGATTGCCACACCAAAGCGGCTCACATCCTGCGCAGCGGTGCGCAGGGCGGCCCCATCAACGCGGGTGAAGATCAACCCCGCCCGGCTGCCAAAGAGATCCGAGGCCACCGCCGCACGTTCGGCCTCTGGCACATACTCCGCCAATGCCGACTGGATCTTTGACAGGCGCTGATCGAGCGGCAGCGCCTGTAGCTGTGCAGCACTGAGTTTAAGCCGCCCCAGTGCTTTGGCCGCAGCCCCACTGCCGCCCGCCGCCTGGCTCAGACGTTTGGTGAGCTGCAATGTGGCCTGCTGCATCTCGCCCATGGAGACCCCAGAGAGATCTGCGGCGCGCTCCAGAACCTGCATCGAGGCCACCGTGGTGCCCAGCGATTGCGCCATCTTGGCTTGCGCATCGACGATCTGCAGGCTGGAGCGGATGGCCACCGCTGCCGCCCCGGCCATCGGCACCGTCAAGCCAAGCGCCATGCGACGCCCGGCGCGCTCCATATGCCCCGCCAGGCGCACCATGCGCCGCTCCACCGTGCCCATGGTGGCCTTGGCCCGCTTTGCGCCCGTCTCAAAGGCTGCGGAATCCATCGAGAGCACGCCGCGCAGCGCGCCAATAACTGCGGACATCTAAGGCCCTTTCTTGCTTTGGAAGTGCATATTCATCAGGCCTGCGCGCAAAGCGGCCAGCTCTTGCGCAGGATCGCGGCTGCCTTGGCCCTTCTGGGCCGAGGCTTTGGTAAAATCCGGCATCTTTTTGGGATTGTGGAAGGCGTGGCTCACCAGCACGCCCAGCTCTTGATTGAGCACCCGGCGCGCTTCCACCTGAGCATCCTTGGCCCGGATCCGCGCCCGGGTGATGAGGTCGTATTCCTTGAAGGTAACGCCCTCAAAGCTGGCGTGGTGCAAGCCCAGCTCACACCACGACGCATAAAGCGCGCTCCAGTCTACGCCCCCGCCGGGGGGCGGGCCTTTCCCGCTGTCGCCTCCCTATCACCGGTGCCGGGTGCATCACCCTTGGGTGGGGGGAAGGCTTTGGCGATGGCATCCCCCACAAAGGGCACCACCTGCCGCGCACCACCCGCCGCATCGACCAGCGCAATCGCCTCTTCGCGGCTGACGCCTGCACCATCCTCCAGCCCCGCCGCCAATGCCGAGACCAGCAGGCGCACACCGCCCTTGCCCTGGATCAGATCATCCAGGAGCACATCAAAGGCGGTGCCGTTATTGTCTTCTTCAAAGCGCATCAGCGCGCCGGTGGTGAAGCGCAGTTTATGGGTGCTCTTGCCCTGCTTCAGTGTTGCTGCAGCAATCATCCCTTAGCTCCCTTTGGTCCAGCTGATGAGCCCGGTGGGGCGCAGTTTGAGATCGGTCATCAGATCGCCCTCATGGTCGACCGCAGGAACCGAGGGGTTCACAAAGGCTTTGTAGGCAAAGACATCCCCCGTGGTGGCCTGACCCTCCATCTGCGGCAGCTTCACCCGGAAGAACACGGGCTTGCCTGCCGCTTTATAGGCCGCCGCCTGCTCATAGAGCGCGGAGGAATAAAAGCAGCTCAGCGTGAGCTCGCTGGTGTCGGTGAGGCCCACGCCCCATTCGCGCGACCGACCGGGGCTATCCAGCGAGGTGCGGTCCCGGTATTCCGGGTTTTCCTCGGGGATGCCCACGGTTTTACAGCCCTTGATGACGACAAATGTCGCCTCTTCTCCATCCGGGGACCATTCAATATCCGCCAGATCGCCTGCGATGACATTCTCTGCCATGGCTCGTCCTTTCATAAAGTGGTGGAAAGCGCCGGTTGCCCGGCCACATCAGGCGCGGTAGCGCACCTGCACATCCAGCATTTGCAGCCGGATCACATCACCGCCGGTCTCCACATGGGAATCCCGCCGGGTCAGCTCTTTGATGCGGATCACCGATCCGCCGCGATAGCGCGTCAACGTGGTTGAGATCTTACGGCCAAGCGCGAGTATCTCATCTAGATCATGGCCATAAACCGTCACTTGAACACGCGCTCGTTCCAGATCAGCACGGGCTTTTAAGGAATAATCTGTGACCGTGGATATGCGCTGCATCGTGATGCGTGGAAACTCTGCGACATCATCAAAGCTTCCCCAAATCACCGCCGGGGCCAGAGGTTCCAACAGAGCATAGAGATCTTCTTCCATACTCATGTGCGTGCCGCCTTGCGCCGGGCGCGTTCCAGGCTCTTTTCAATTTCCGCCCAAACCTCGCGTTTGAGTGTCGCCAGCATTGTGGCTTGGCTGGCATCCCAAGCAGGACGCAGGAAAGGCCGCGCGGGCATCGACCCGGTGGCGCGTCCCGTGGAGCTTTGCACGCGGGGGCCGGTGCCAAACTCATAAAGATGCGCATGCGGAGCATCTGCGCCATCCGGCTGAACCGGCCCCACATAAAGCACCACCTTGCTGCGGCCTCGATCTCCGCGCGCCTCACGCGCCTGGCGGGCGGTCAGCTTGGCGGTCACCGCAATGGCAAGGGGCGACGCCCCTTCTGCCATCTGCGCCACAGGTTTGAGGCTCTTCTTCATGGCGCGCCGCATCACCCCCTTGGCGGTGCCGCGCGGCAGTGCTGCCAGCGCGCGCTCAATATCGCCCGCGCCCTCAATGCGCATTTTGACAGCCATCAAGATATCTCCCGTATCTGCCAGGCGGTGATCTCGATCCATTGCCGCCGCCCGATTACCTTGGTGCCGGTGATTTCCCAATCGGCACCATTGAACCGCAAAAAATGTTCGCCCGTTATTGCCGCCGCGCGTTTCGAGTATCGTAGCATGAACCGCGCCTCCGCCTTTTGCTCGACCACGCCAGCGCGCCAACGCTCATCATCTTTGAGCGGCTCATAACTCGCCGCGACGGACATCAATGCAACCTCGCCAGTTTTGCGCATGTTTCCCGTGGCAGACTTCTCCGCAACGCGCGTAAGAATGGTCACCCGCCGATCAAGTTGCCGCCCCATCAGGCCACCACACAGGGGCGGCGATAGCGCGCCTGTTTCATCAGCAGTCGCACCCCAAAGGATAGGTGCTGCGGTTGTTCACCATCCACAGCAATGCCCGCCTCAAACCACTCTTTCGCCAGCAGAAAGATGGCCTGACGACAGCGCGCCAGTGTCGAAGCATCCGCGCCACCCACTGAGGCCTGCACCCGCAACAGATCACCTGTGACAGCATGCCCAGCCCAACTCGCCCCAATCACAAGCTGAGGCTCATCATACGCCTGCTGAACCCATGCTCCCGTCAATGGCTGATCAATCCAACCGCCAGCCCCATCACTGATGGCGAGGCCGGTTAAAGTCGTGACCGGCAAGACTGGGAACCACCATCGCGACCAACCGCCACGAGTCACGATGAACTCGACAGCACGCGAGGTCAGCGGGCGACCTGTGGCCGTGGCGACGGTCGCTTCAGCGGCCCCAAGTACGAGCCCCAAAGCAGCGTCGTCATCAAGATCCTCAGCTGCGATGTGAACGGAACGCTTAAAGTCTTCCAAGGTCACACCCATCGGGATCTCTCCCTGTTCGATCACCCGCATCACTCGCCCGCCTTACTTCTTCGCGCCTTGTTTCGGCGGCTCACCAGAAGGCGATTTGACCGTATCGGTGTTTTCGGCTGTCGGTTCCGTCGACACGCTGGCTGCAAGCTCTGCCTCACGTTGCGCAAGTGCATCTTCGCGCGCCTTCAAGTCCGCCTCGCGGGTGTCGAGCTCGCCGCCCTTTGCCTCAATCTCTGCCCGGGCATGCTCGATCATCTTCTGCGCTGCGGACGTGTCGACGCTCAGTGCAACAGTTTCCACTTTGGCATTTGGGTCATAGGGTTTGCACACACCCTTGGGCCACGCGGCGACGGTCTCAGCCGTAAAGCCTGCGACATCACCTTTGACGTAGCGGCCATGTGTTTTCAGAAACTCAACAATTACTTTTTCCATTTCAGCAATCCTTGTCTTGTCGGGAGGGTTAAACCCCGGCGTTTGCCGCCGAGGTCACATCACGAATGTGGCGATCAGAGAGACCAGCCGACGCCGTTGAGGCCTGCAATGGCCTCGTCGTGCATCGGGGCCATGTCGTGCTCTGCAATGGCCCGCATGAGGGTCAGATCGTTCTGGAAGGCAGACACCGTGTCACCGGCTTGGTTCACAAAGGCGGCTTCGGTGCTGGACCCAAACGAGATCTGCATCGCGTCACCGATCATGATTTCCGCAAAGTCTGCGAAGTAGATCTCGGTTTCATCGCCACCAGCGCCCAAGTTGTCGGGAATCTGCGAGGTGGTGCGGATCGGATAGCCATGCAGCGTGCCGCTGTCATCGATGGACGGGAACACCTTGAAGCCATTGGGCCAACGCAGGCTTGCGAGGAAGTTCTTGGCCGAGGCGCGCATGATCCAACCGGGCGCGGCCATCGCGACATTTGCATCCTCGACCTTGCTCTTGATCCGGCGAATAGCAGCCTCAACCACCGCAGGATCGTTGCCCGCGACCGCAGCCTGCCAATGATCGGCCAACGCCCACTGGCGCAAACCTTTCGGCAGGTTCCCGGTGCCATCAAAACGCAAGAAGGCCAGATCGTTTTTCAGCCCCATTTCGAGAATGATGCTGTCGCGAACCAAGATCGCAATGGAAGCGCTGGAATGACGCAACAGCGAATTGCCGATGGGAACCAAAGACGTGAGCTTGCGGAACTTTTCTTCCACTTTGTCGAAGGTCGGCTCGCTCTCGACAATCGCTGCATTCTCCGCACCGTAGGCCGCCGAGGCCGGAGTTGCCTGGCGCGCGTTTCGCAGCTCACCAGCAGGCATATCATGGATGCGCGCACCCGAGGCCCGCACCGTCACGCGCGGACGCAAGAGGCCGATCACCTGTTGAGCCTGCGGACGGGGCAGCGTGACGCCACCGGCACTCTCTGTTGCACCAGACAGCGCCGCCGAAATCGCTGAATGACCCTCTTGCTCAAGCCGCGCAGCCGCACGGTCCCGATCGCCACGCGCATTGATCAGAGCATGAGCCATGAACCCGACCTCAATCCCCTCATGTTCCGGGTCTTTGGGCGTTGCCACCGCGACCGGAGCCGCTGGAGGCGTGTCGATTTCAGATGTCGCAGTGGCAGCTTTTGCCCGCTCGACGGATTCAGCCCGTGTCACCTTGACCTGCAATGACTTGAACTCGCTTTCAGCGGCCTCAAATGCAGCGACAGCCGCTGCGAGCGCTTGATCATCCGTGTCCTCAGCGGCCTCCAAATCTTCAATCGCCTTGGCTTTGACTTCCATGTCATCCGCCGATGCTTTCAGCATGCGGCGCAGATCGTTGATATCCATGTTTCTTTCTCCTTTTCACATGGAGGGCTGCACGCGCGCAGCCCAATTGGCCTCGCCGCATTCGCGCGAGGGGAACGCCGATCCTCACAGATCAGCGCAGATGAGAATGATTGAAATTGTTAGAGAGAGGCCGAAGCCTTAGCGGCTGCGGCTTTGGCGTGATACGCCCGCGACCGGGTCTGCTTTTTTGGCGCGTAAAGACCGGCGACGCGCGACATGAATGAGGCTACAGTTTCGATCTGATCAACCAGACCTCGAGAAACTGCATCCTCATCCCAAAACACGTCACCGCCCATCTTGTCATCATCGGTGCGGCTCATACGCCCCGGCACATCGTCAACGGTAATGCCACGCCCCTGCGCCACAGCGCTCAGAAACTCCGCCTCCATCGCGTTAAGCCGGACCATCGAAATTGCCTTTCCCTCTTCGGTGGAAAGGTCGGGGCGTTTTGCCCCGGCATGCTCCGAGGTCAGAATATAGATCTGGTTGCCAGTCTCTCCGGGCTGCACTGGCTGATAGGCCGTCAGCATCGTTCCGACCGATCCTACCCAACTGCCAGGGCTGGCGCTCAGATCCTGACACTGGCTGGCAAGCCAATAGCCCGCTGACGCCGCTAAAGGATGCACCAAAGCATGCATTGGTTTCGCCGCCGCGCAGGACTGAATAGCGGCCACCGCAGATTGAATGCCCATCACAGCCCCGCCCGGAGTGTCGAAGAAGAGTACAACCGCTTCCACCTCATCGCTTGCCGACAAGGTGGCCATTGTTTCTGCGATGCCGTGATAGGTGGACCAACCAAGATACCGCTCCAGCACGGCAGAATTTGGCGTCAACAGGCCGCGCACCGGCACATAGGCCACACGCTGATGCACAGCAAACCGCTGACCGCGCTCAAAGTTTACCCCCGCATCGCTCAGCGCATCGAAAGCGAAAGAGGCCTCCGTCGCAGGGATCTCCATGTTCAGCAGTGGCAGCCCAGCCTCGTGCAGGGCCAGATCCGTTCCACCAACCAGCGCACCAATAGTGGTTCGCGTCATTTCTCATTCCCCTTACTGTCAGATTTTCCGGCGCTGTCATCGCGCGTCATGTTCGGTGCAGGGTTTAACCGTTCACCGCCGTCGACTGGCTCCAGGCCGATTTTTCTGCGCCCTTCGTTCGGCGTCATGAACGGCCCACCAATGGCTTTGTTCATCGCCTCGTTCCGTTCCTTCACCGTCGGCTGCAGAAGGGCATCGAAATCATGACGCAGAAAGAAATCAGCCTCGCGCTCACGGCGCGTCAGCACTGCCATTGCCATTGTCTGTTCTGCCAGACCGGACCAGTGGAACAAGCAATCCGTCAGATAGTCGATGGCCTGCTGCTCACCATTGGCCTTCACGCCGTATTCCAGCATTTGCAGCTTGGAGGGTGGCATCCGATAGATTGCGGCCAATTGCTCCCGGTCAAACTTTCGACTGGCGAGCAGCTCTTGATCGGCAGCAGTCAGATCAAGGCTCTTGATGTCCTCATCTGGCCCAAGAACTGGAATACCATCTGAATTGCTATTCAGCAGGGTCTCTTTGATACGGCGCGCGTTTCGCGTCCGCGTCTGGTCGTCTTCATAGCTCTCGCCCAGCTTCATGTAGGCCTTGGAATGAGCGCCAGAGACGGAGCGCGCTGCCGATTCCTGACCGGCAAAAGCAAGCCCCACGGTCTCCGCCGCGACCTGCAACGGGGACCGACCAGTCCAGCCATCAAGTGCCATATAGCGCAGATGCACCATGGAACGGCTGGCAACGCGCCGGGCAATGCCAGCGCCATCGGTGAAATCATAAAACCGATCTCGGCCAGCTTTCAGCGGAGTGCAGGCGTCCTGATCGACAAGTTCGATCATTTCCAATTCCCCGCCGCCATCACGCGGGCCAAAGGCAAACCCATTCCCACGCAACGCCCAGGCATAGACCAACGCAAAGCGCATGATTTTAGCAGGCACCCCCGGAGAGGCTTCGACATTCAGCAAGTAGTTTGCTGGATGATCACGCACCCGCACCTCTTGGCCATCCGCCTGACGCTGCCACAGCTTCAACGGCACCTTTGCAAGATCCCCGGCGATATTGTTGCAACAGGCAAAAACCGTACCGTGCTGCTCTGCGCGCTGCGGTGCCACACGCGGCAGTTTGGCGGAGAGCGATGGACCACCCCAACCGATTTCTGTGAGCCACGGTTTCGGAGCGGCGATGCCAGACACGCCAGCTTCAACCGCTGCCGCCATAACCGGGGGCTCTACGCGCACCTGTCCAGCTTCAGTTGCCCCGGCGCGGCTAATTTCCAACCCCAGAAACTTCATACAACCTCAACCTCGCGCGCTTTGCGTTTCTCTTCACCGACCTCTGCGCGCCCAAGCGCCATGATCGCTGCCACCGCCGCATCGATGCGGCCAGTAGATTTCTTTTTGTTCGGCTTCACATTCTCGGCGGCGTCCTCGTCGCGGTGGACATTACCGACCTGCCAACCCAACACCGGGTTGCCGCCATGGCGGATCTTGTTCTGAGCAACCTTTTCCTCGAACCGTTTCATAGGGTTCGACATCGAGGCGTAGCCTTGCCGGTGTTCGACCATTGGAAAGCGCCGCTTATCCAGCTTGTCCGCCAGATATTTCATGCCCCACGGGTCATAGGCGACTTCTTGGAGATCAAAGCGTTGCCTGACCCATTCCAACCGATCTGCGATCTGGTCTTCATCGATGGTGCCGCCTTTGTGAACCTCCAGCCAGCCGTTATCGCGCCAACTGACATATTCACGCTTTTCGGTTTGCGCGCGCTGGATGAAGCCTTTCGGACCTTCCGGCAGAAAGGTGTAGGTGATGAGGTAGATGAGCCCATCGACAGGCACCGCAATTACAATTGCGGTCGTGTCCACCTTGTTTGACAGATCAAGCCCAACCCAGGCTTTGCGCCCGTAGAGCATTGCGGGATCAAACGGCGCTGATGCCAACCCCTTGTCCCAAACGTCCGAGGCGATCCATGTCTGCGCACCCTCCGTCCAGAGGTTTAAATGGAAGCGGCGAAAGTTCGGCATCTTCCCGGCGATGGCCAGTGCGGATCGCAACGTGGACTGCATCGCCTCCGCCTTCTTGCTCACCCCAAGGTTCGGATTGCCCATTGCCCAGGCAAGCGGGTCTGCGGGATCACAATCCGGCGGTGGCTCCGCAACGAAGCCAAAGAAATTATCGTCCTCAACCTTGCCACACAGGACGCTCTCGGCATAACCGCGGATTTCGCCGCAGAGCGAATTGCGGTCCTGACCGGCGGTGGTGATCACCCAGTCAATCGGCTGATCCCGCGCGATCATACTTTCCACAATCGTGTCGGCGAGCTCACGATCCGTCCAGCGGTGCATTTCGTCGCGCGCCAAGAAAGATGGGTTGATCCCATCCGAGCTGTCACCGTCGCGGCTGAGACAGGCGATTGAGCCATCCGTGCGCGGCGTTTCAATCGTGGTGCGCCAGACCTTCATGAACTGCCCAAGAAAGGGTGAGCGCTTAATCATGCGCTTCATTTCCTTGAACAGCAGCCCCGCCTGATCTTTGGTGGTCGCAGCGCAGTATCCCTGCGGCGCGGCCTCTCCATCAAAGAGCTGGGTGTAGAGCATTGGCACTCCAGTGTCGGTGGTCTTGCCATTCTTCTTGCCCACCTGGTGATAGGTGGACCGGAAGCGGCGCAAGCCGGTCTCTTGGTATTTCCAGCCAAAAACCGACCCGTGCCGGAACTGCTGCCAAGGCTCAAGTGCCAGAGGTTTGCCGCCCATCGGCCCGGTGGTGTGTTGAAGCATTCCAGCCCAACGGATGATGCGGCTTGCGGCTTCGCAGTCGAAGTACAGCCCGCGATCAGCACCGGTTTCCAAGTCCATAAGGTGCCGCTCGCACGCCATGCGGACCAGATCGCCCGCGATGATGTCTCCCTCTACAACCCGGTCGCATAGCGCGAGACTGGGTGATCAATTGGTTCCATTGAGTTGCTTCACGACCTCATCGAAGAGATCGCCCTGACCACCGCCGTCGAGGCGCGCGGCATCTACTGGCGATAGGCCAAAGACTGCTGCGCCGCGATTCATTTCTGCAATTGCGCCAGACTGAGCTGCAATCGCCGGATTAGGGCGGCGTTGGTTGCCGTTGCGGCCCTTGCCGGTTTCATAGGTCAGGCCTTCGAGCGCCAGATCATTGGTCGCCTGGATGAACTTCGACACAGCCGCGCAGTAGGTCGCGAACTGATATCGAAACAAGATTTCCATGCGCTCCTTGCGCACCAGCTCCGGGACCAATTCGTCCCAAACGGCACGACCGAGATCATCCAAGAAGTCTGGTGCATCGGGCACCTCCTTTTTGAACTCGCCCTTCATTGGAACCACGTTTTGAAGATTTGGCTTTCGTCCCTTCATCTCCATCTCCTTCCAAAGTGGGTTTTTGTCTCCAATTTCGCGACCGCGAAAACAAAGGTACCCCCGCCGGTTTGGGGCATATCCCGTTTGATTTTGAGATACCCCCCGGTCACCCGTGGAACACCTCGCGCGCTGTTTTCCGGCTGTGGCAGCGATGACAAAGCGCCTGCCAGTTCGAGCGATCCCAGAACAGTTTCCGGTCACCCTTGTGCGGCGTGATGTGATCGACATCCGTTGCCGCCTCGATCACGCCTAGCTCTCCGCAGTCCGCGCAAAGCGGATGCGCGCGCAGGAAAGCCAAACGCGCCGCCTTCCATTTGGGATCCGCGTAAAGGACACGAGCCAGCACTGCCGCTGGCGAAGTCTGCGCCTTGGCCCGCCGTGCCCTCAACTTGTCTTGCCGCGCCGCTTCATGCCGCTCGCAATGCGACAACCCAGGCACAGCGAAGTCCTCGCAGCCCGATGCCGCGCAGATCTTCAATCGCGCCACGGGAACCCCTCGATTTTTCAGAATGTACAACGCAAAAGCGCCCGCCGGTTTCCCGTGGGCGCTCGAAGTTTCGTCAGTTTCTCTCCGGTCAACAGCCCAAAGATCTGCAAACTAAGTGGATTGCAAAGGTTACCGCAATAACCGCGCCAGAAAACAGTATACACCCCTGCTTCAACTTCCAAAAAAAGTCCTGGAAGAAGTACCAACCAGACTTTTCATCAAAGCTAAAAAACTCGTTTTCCCTGTCCAAAGCTCTGGCCGTGGAATTGTGCGCGCAAACGTACTGCGCATAGTCAGAGAGAACGCCTAACACACCAAGAATCCCCGCCAAACCAACGAAGAAACCATACTCCTTTACATAATCAATCGAAAAATCAGAGGATGAAGTGTTAACAACGAATACCCAAGCAATTATCCCAAATCCGATGAACCTAGTTGTTTCACTTATCCTAGCACTTATTTCCAATTGTTGGTCTACTCGCCGGAAGTAGACCTGTTTCAGTTCATCCTCGCTAGGAACTTCTTGGTTTGGATCATCTACCATGCCATCACCTTTTCATCGGACCGGGCTGTTCTTTCCACCAAGGGCGAGGACGCTTCTTTCCATCAGGTTTTCCATCGGGTTTTGCTCCATCTGGATCGACCGGAGGATGATCTTCCTTTTCCCTCGCTTCCCACCCACTAACAATAGCGGTAACACCATCTAGAGTTCGTCCGGAGCTCAATGAAAAAGCATAGATGGATTGAATTCCCCTCCGCTTTCCACTCAGTGCTCTTCCCGCCGACTTAGAAAATAGCTTTGGAATAGCTTCGCCTGGATAGAACCGCTTCACCCAACCCGCTTCAGGAGCCGTTTTGAACTCTTGGAGAAACTGCTCTTGGCTACAACGCAATACTACTTTGCCGGGCATGCCATCTGACTTGAACGAAAGTACTACGATACCTTTTTCTACGGAACGAACCACAACCTTTGCAAAAGCCCGCCGATTGGGATGCCCCAATTGCAGCACCCAGCCACGCTTCGTTCGCACTTTTTTAGCCATCCTTACTCGTCCACACCCGTTTCAGACCTAACTAAATTTAAGTCATAATCCGTTGACCGTTGGCAAGGACTGAAACACTTAAGGGAACAGAAATGCGCATTAGAGGGACGCATGCCCAGTCAATCGATGGCAATCGGGAAACTGATGAAGGACTTCATTCAATCCCTCTAAAGTAGTCCCCTACTTTCAATATCCAACGTAAGCCGAGACTAGCGATTTAGTTTAGACGCATTTATCGATGATGCATATTCATAGGCAGTCGGTCGTACTAACGTCAATCCCCTTTCTTTGGGCGACTGTGCCATTGCTTAGATACGATCCCCGGCGCTGCCCCACTATGGTAGGGCGCAACACGACCGGAGCGAGACATGCCAGCCATGCGGTCCAACGCGTCCAGCAACGCAAACCGAAGAGATTTTATGTGCTGGCCCTGTGCCCTGCGGCCTTCCGCGACCCACCCATATTTCTTCAGAACTTCGGATAAGGTTCGATCATGAACACAAACCATATCAATTAAACTGCGGTCGCTGATCAGCCCGACCTTGCCGCGCGATGAGGGGCGGACACGACGCACAGAAAGGGCGACACCGCAGCCAATCCGATCCTGAATCCGATCCAAACGACCCCGATCACGCAATAGTGCATCAATGTAATCTCCGCCGCCCGATGATTGCTGTCGCATTACCTCGACAGACGAACAGCGCACACCCGCTGCATCCAGTTTTTCGTATAACGATGCATACTCGCGACCAATTGCTTTTTGATGTGGCTCGAACAGAACCTTGCGCGCTTGCGCTTCCATCCGGTCAAATGCATCCGCCATCCGAATAGCTTTGCGGCCACGATAGCCAGCGGATTTAACAGCATAGTTACTGCCTTGGGGGTAGAGCGCCACAGGATCGAATACACGGAACGCGCCCCGTGCCGGTGCTTCGGCGATGCTGTCACCACAAACATCAGGAACACCGCCCCGCGCTTTGATCATAGCAATGCGCTCCGCTTCTTTGAGAAGTCGTGCTACACCATTCGACCCGACAATCACAACGCTCATGCGCCCACCTGTTCTTTTGCTTTGACGATGTCGTGACAACGAGCCTCTGTTTGCAGGTATCTCTGCTGCCACTGGATTTCTTTGGAAGTGGCACGACCGCTGGCGATTGCGCGCTTGATAGATGCCAACTGCCCGCGATTGCGATCTGCCTCAGTACGAATTTTAGACATCGAGTACCCGTTCGGCGGAGCCCCCCATTTCTTGAGATAGGCAAACAACTCGACCAGATAGCCACCGTCGCGCGCCGCTCGACCTGCGCCCGATTGCAGGTAGGTACGCACCAAACGACTTTCGCTAACTGGGGGGATCTGAAGGAGACGAGCCCAGTTCATGATTGATACCTCAGTGGGCCAACAAGTTTTCAACTTGCCGGTTGCGTAACGCTCAATCACCTCAGTCAACGCCATCAGTTTCTCAGGCGTCATATAGGCCAAACGACCCTCTAAGCTGGCAAGGAAGGCCTGATGTGCTTCAAGCCGAACATTGCGTTTGCGATCCATGCCACGGCGCTCCAATGGCTCGATCAGTAGAGACCGAACACGCGCCTTTCCTTTCTCTAGTTCCTGACCTTCCATCACTGCCCCTTTCTCAGCGATCCGACTTATCCACAGGCGCGATCATTGATTGTGACGCGACAACGTAATTTTCCTTTTCTTTTCATTGTCTTTATCCTTCTCGATGTGGACACTAACTTAGTGTCCGTGACTGTCCGCTAGTGTCTGTTGGACATTAAGCAACACTGATTAGTGCTTTTCGGGGAACCCACCGTCGCGCGTCTTGGCCAGACACGCTTGAATGGCGATATGCAGGTCTTCTGATGTGCGCCGCTCACCGCCGCGCGCCTCGATCCGGTCTTGTATCGTGATATCGATGAAGCGGATTTTGCGGGCATCTTCAGCAACATTGGGAGCGAGTTGCATCACGTCCTCGGTTAGCCTTTTCAACCTGCGCGCTTGTGATGCGGCCTCAACGCGCGCGGCGTGATTGGCGCGGCTCGCGTAGGCCTTCAGCACGATGCGCGTCAGAAACGGGTGCATCAGACGAATGTCATCACCGCAGCGGCAGGGCACCCACCCATGCAGCGGCCCGTAGTCCAACCCGCACAACGTATCGAAATGATCCCGGTCCACGACGGGCTGGATCATTTTCGCCAACCGCTTTGGATCTTTCGGCAGGGTTCCAACCGGGGTCTCTGCGTAGGATAGATTCACCAGATCAAACCACATGGATTTGCACTCGTGCGTTCCATTCCAGCGCATGTCCGAAGCCAACCATCGGCCAAACTCCCAGCGCAGGAATTCATGGCTATCCAGACGCGCATCTGGATCGATTGGGTACTCCGGCAACTGGTCAAGATCGACAGGACCTATGGCACGTAACGCAGTCATTGAGAGCCTCTTTCTGCAGCGCGCGCTTGACGATCCGCCAACCATGCAGATTGCACATGCGTCACATGCCGCCGTGCGGCGCGGGTCAGATCGCGAATGCCCGCGTCATGTTGTTCATACTTGCCCATGCGCCAGATCAGCGCCGACAGAGCCATGCGGTGGCCCCACTTGCGCAATTCTGCTGTGCCTGCACGCTCACAGGCGGTACAGCAGTAAATCTGCCACTTGCGGCGCGGTTCAAACGCAGCCCCACAGGACGGATTGAAGCAGATCCCATCCTGCCACGGGCTGAACACGGCCAATTCTTGATGCGCGAATGACCGAAAGTCTTCCGCCTCAATATGCCGTGCCACGGCATTTGCGGGCGGGGGGTGCAATAGGGTCATGGTGCCAAAATCCTGCCATGAGCCTCTACGGGCGCTTTTGCTGGGTAGTCTTTGGCGTGTTGCTGCATCACCGCAGGGCATCTGTGTTGGCCGGTCATTTCACCAACCCCGCACGGTGAAACTTGCGCTGCACACCCCACAGCACCCATGCGCCATCCAGACCAGCCAAGGCGCAGGTCATGAAGAAGTCAGATGATCCAAACCAGCGCCGTGCCCGGTCAATGTCCAGTGGTTGATCCGCCAAGCGAGGGGAGACCGCCAATCGCAACTGTTCTTCGATGACGGCACACCAGAGCGTCCGGCATGCGCGGGGGCAGACCTCATGCTCCAAGATCTGATTGCTGTTGCTCACGCGCAAGTTCATGCGGCACCGCCACTAGACAGCGCCAATCCTCCGCCCATAATGGCGGCAAGAAATTGAACCTGAGAAGAGAAACGTGAATGGAAAACCCGCTCTATCAACCCAGCATTCGTGTTCTGGACGACAACGAAACGCCGGGCGAAACTTTTATACTGGCTACAGTTCCTGTTGAATGGGAAATGCCCGGCGTTTCTCCACTTAGCCCATATGCCCCGCGTATCAGCATCCCCGTCAAACTTGACGCTATCGACTCCGCATTGCCACTGGAGGAGCTGATGACCAAGGCCGCTGCTGAAGTTCCAAAAATCCTTCGCACATTGGCCGATGCCGCCGAAAGGCAAATCGAGTCGAAGGCTGAGACACCAGATTAAAGGCTGTGAATTTCGTGCGATGACGGCTTTAGGTACGCATCCAACTCTGGCCGCAGCCATTTGAAGAGAGCCCAACAAAGAAACACCATTGTATATACTCCTTTCCTGTGAGGAATTCTTATGCATTTTTTTGCACTTGATTACGAAACCGCAAACGCTGACCAGTCGAGCATTTGCCAAATTGGATTGGTTGAAGTCAGAGACGGTAGCATTTGCGACCAAAACACTTGGCTCGTGGACCCAGAAGCGGCGTTTGACTTTATCAACACCAGTATTCACGGCATCGACCAAGGTGCGGTCCAAGGTGCGCCAAAATTGAAAGAGAAGTTGCCGGAACTCTTGAACACGTTGGATGGACACACCGTGATCAGTCACTCTGCGTTTGACCGCGTCGCTACCTTCCGTGCATGCGAGAAACTGGGGTTTGAAGTGCCTCGCGCTACGTGGCTCGACAGTGCGAGAATGGTTCGGCGTGCTTGGCCCGAAGATTTCGCCAAGACTGGCTACGGATTGAAGAATGTAGCCAGTAAGCTTGGTATCGATTTTGAACACCATGACGCGGGCGAAGACGCCAAGGCCTGCGCGCAGATTGTCATCCGAGCTATCGCACACACAGGACTTAGTCTTGATGATTGGCAGAAACGCATAACTCAACCGATTCAACCTGCTGCTGAAGACAGTAGTGACCCCGACCCAGATGGACCTTTCTTTGGGGCCACAATGGTGTTCACTGGGGCACTGACCATGCCAAGACGCGAAGCGGTGGCATATGCCGCCGCAGCAGGATTTACCGTAGGCAAATCTGTCGGAAAAAAAACGAATGTGCTTATTGTTGGTGATCAGGATGCGACCAAGCTTGCCGGGAAGGACAAGAGCAGCAAGCACATTAAGGCCGAACAGCTGATCCTTGCTGGGCAAGAGATTGATATTCTCTCGGAGAGCGATTTCCGTGCCCTTATTGAAGGAGCACAAACATAACTGAGTGCTTCCCGTAATACTGTCAGGTTTTGGAAACACACACTCTCTTGTCATGCTGCCCTCGCTGCATTCGCGGCAAAATACTCGGCCGCACCCGGATCGGTGAGCATAACCAAAACGGCGATATGACTGGTGGGGGCGGTGACAGCGCCCCACCAGTTCAGCGCGGTCTGGAAGGATACATCGCAGAACAGCGCGACCTCGCGCGGGCTGTTGAACCGTGCGCGGAAATAGCTGGACCATAAATTCGCTGCGTTGACCTTCAGCGCGTAGGGGTCAAACTGATTTGACCAAGCCTTTTGGGGCATGTCCGTGTCACGGTTGGAGCATGAAACATCATTGTTCACGACTAAGGTTAGACGGGGGCGGTTCATGCGCTTTCTCTCGATTGTGCGTCAGGGTGACCCTTGAAAAGATGCTCTGGCACTCGAAAGCCGTTGTCGGAGCAGAACCTGCGAACAACCCAGAACCAATGTGCAGGGAATGCACCCTCCTTCTTGGCTCGACTTACCAGTTGCGCGGAGAAGCCGGTCTCCGCTTGGAAGCGCCGACGGCCTACCTGATCTAAGAAATCTGTGAGTGTCACAATGCTGCTCTGCCTACTTTCTGAAACCAAACTACGCATATTGCGTAGGATGTAAATACGCAAATTGCTCAGTGCCGAATATCAACTAAAGCGATAGATTGCCTCCATGCTAGAAGAACAAGAAGATCATATCGACGCAGTCTCGGCACGATTGAAGCGGGTGAGAGAAGTGCTGGGCTTGTCCAAAAAGGACTTTGCAGAACGTGCTGGCTTAACCGAGCAAACATATGGTCCCTTCGAGAATGCCAAGCGCGAACTCTCTCTGACAGCTGCAAAGAAACTTCGTAAGCGCTACGGCTTGCCTCTGGAGTTTATGTACTTCGGAAAAATCGACGATCTGCCCACAAGGATCTCTAAGGATCTCTGATCTAAGCCATCAGTGAGATCGACCCAGAAGTCCAACGGTAGCCCCGAACGCTTTCTAGCTTCTTTAAGCAAAATCAGAATTTGTCTGTCTTCGATATTCATATTGAAGTGTCCAAATGCTTCACGCCCCCATGTCCCACATCCAACAACTAGCATGAGCTTCAAATGTCGGTTTGGAGCCTGAGCTAACAAATCAGCCGCTTATTGACCGCCATTGAACCTAGCAGTCAGTGCAGGAAATACGCAATATGCGTATTTTTGCGGTTGACCTACGCAAAATGTTTAGTTTAGCAATGTTCCATCAACCGATGGAGGATTGAATGCAAGACATTACTCAAACTGCCCGCCAGATTGCGGGTTCTCCCGAAGATCACCTGACAGAGATTCACCTGTTCACCTCAGCGTGGGCAGTGATGAAGGCCGCGCGAGGACAAGGGTTTAACCCCTCTCGCTTGCGTCCCCAGCATCTGATCGAAGGGCCAGCACCCTCGCCAGAACCGACCGATATGGTTCTGGAACGCGTCGGTAATCGGGTTCGCGAAATCATGCACGAACGGGGCATCCAGCCACATCGCCGCCATGCAGCGTGAGGCCCGACGCATTCGCAATGCGCGCCCGTTCTTTGCAGGCCGCAAGGCATTTATCGGAAAGATCCCCCGCGCGCCACCAACCTGCCACTAGCACCATCGGCCACTTGGGTTTGAGGATTGACCACGTGGCCCCGAAGTTTCGCACCCGTCTTGCGGTGCGGATCAGGCGCGGGCGGCTCAATCCTCCAAATTGAAACACCGCCTGCGCTCATAAACTCCCTTCGCGCGGCCTGAAACCTGCCCCGTGACCAACTGGCCGAAGCTCCGGCTTCGGCCCTTTTTTCAGGAATACTCATGTCCCCGGCGCTCTCCCATTGGATCTGCAACTGTTCAGATGACAACCGCATGCCCGTGCATGTCGGCCATTGCCCAGTCTGCAAAGTGCAGCGCCCGGAGACCGTAACTTGCCCGCGCTGCCACGGTCGCGGGATCGAGCATTGGCATCCGCACCATGACAACAGCCACTCCCTTTGCCTCTGCTGCAATGGAGCCAGAAAGGTATTTTCCCGATCCGGGGCGCGCGTAGGCATTACCACTCACGCGAACACCAATAATCGCGCGCCCATGGGAACTGAACCACGGCTGGAGTGTGACCGATGAGCAGCCGCCACAAGCAGAGTTTTACAAACCTCGGCCCTGCTCAGCAGGCCGGTATCCTCTGCAATGATCCGCAGTTTCAGAAATTTGCGGCTGTCCGCAGTGGCCTGCCGGGCCAACGGTTTAACGCCAGTGCTACAGCAGAATACCTGCGCACCGTCTGCGGGATCATCACCCGTCGCGACCTCGATTTGCGCGGCGCTGCCTTTCAGAAGTTCGAAGCCTTGCGCACCGATTTCGACGCTTGGCGCGGGCGTATCGCTTCACCTCCGGAGGGCTATCGACATGGCTAAAGCACTGGTCGCTTGCGAAACCAGCGGCATCATGCGGCGCGCTCTACTTGCCTTGGGGCACGACGTTTGGTCCTGCGACATGGAACCCGCAGAGGATCAAACCAACCGTCATATCATCTGTGATGTACGGGATGGCATACTGCAGGAAGGCTGGGATTTGCTGGCGGTAATGCATCCCCCCTGTACCCGCCTTTGTCGTTCTGGTCGCCGCTGGATGTCTGGACCCGGCAAATGGACACCACCCAAGAAGCTGCCAAAAGGGCGCACTTGGGACGACTTGAAAGCTGAATTTGAACTCGGCGTCAGCGTCTTTACCGCGTGCTGGCTCGCGCCGATCCCATGCCGCGCTATTGAAAATCCCGCGATGAACGATCTCGCACGGGATCGCTTGCCTGCGGGTCTCCCCGCGCCGCACATTGTTCAGCCATTCCATCATGGCGACCCGGCCTATAAAGCAACCGGCTGGTATCTGGATGGTTTAACGCCCCTGCGGGAAACCAATGTGTTACCCGAGCCAAAGCGCTTGACGGAAGAGTGGAAGCGCTGGAACCGCGTTCATCGCATGCCACCAGGACCAGAGCGCAGCCGCCTTCGCAGTCGATCCTTCGAAGGCATGATGAATGCTGCCGCGCGCCAATGGGGCGACGAGGCGGACAGACGCCGCGCCCTAGCTGCCTAAACCTCACCTGAGAACAGAAAGGACCAAACCCGTGATGGCCAAACGATCCCCACCCAGCCCAGCCGAAGTGGTTGAGCATGACCCGTTTTCGATCCGCAGCATCGAGCAGTTGTTCACCCTGTTTGATGGCGGTCACTTCCTCGAAACTTTCATGGCCGACCACCGTGACCTGCTTATGCAGATGCAGGAACATAACGAAGAATACGGCCATAAGGGCGCAAAGGGCTCTTTCTCCCTAAGCGTTTCCTACGAGCTTGGCGGCTCTGGTGACATGGCGATGAAGATTTCCGCCGATTTCAAAGGCCCCAAGAAACCGCCGAGCCAAGCAGCTGCATACGTCGACGACAACGGTCAGCTGACCCTCTACAGCCCGCTCATGAAGCGCATGCAGGGCGGTGTCCGTGATGTCACCCCTCACGACCCGGAAACTGGCGAAGTGCGCGACGTCTGAGCCCCTCAATTCACCCCTAAGTTAAGGAACCCCAATGGAACAACACCGAGACACGACCACCTACACCATGGAGAACCCGGCAGAAACCATGCGCGATGTCATGGCTGATATCGGCTTGCACGAGAGTATCGAAACGCCCAAAGCGCACAACCTGACCAAACCGCACCTGGTCACGTTGCCAAACCACCGCAAGGTCGAAGACTTAGGACGCATGCATCGCGATGCTGCGGAATACCTGAAACCCACCCGTCGCCGTGGGACTGCGCGTTTGACTGATCTGGCCAGCCTCATTGCTTGGGCCAACCGCTTCAAGGGCGATAGCTCCGTTCTGTTTGCCAAGGCTGACCTCACCGCGCCTGCACTGACCTGCATCGCGGACTATCACGAGAGCGGGCCGATTGATGTGACCTCTGCTGAGGGCGATCCCACCGCCCGCCATTGTCACCATCGCGCCGTTTATGACTTTCCACTGTCAGAGGAATGGAAGGCATGGATGAAAGTGTCGGGACAGGGTCTCGATAAAGACGACATGGGGGAGTTCATCGAGGCGCAGGCCAAAGACATCATGGACCCCACGCCTGCGGTGCTGAAAGGCGAACAGCACGACAGCAACCAGCCGTGGGAAAACCGCCTGGTCGAGACCGCGCGCCAGATCGAAGGCCGCTTTGGTCAGCTCGCGCAACTACTGGCGATGTCACGTAAGTTTCAGGTTTTCGAAACCAGTGACCTAAAGGTGGTGACCAACCGCGACACGGGCGAGGCCGAGGTTAAGTTCTTGAACGAACACAAGGACGAGAACGGCGAAAAGCTGAATCTCCCCAACCTGATCATCATCGCCATTCCCGTGTTCCAAGGTGGCGCGCCTTATCGCATGGCCGTGCGCTTCCGTTACCGTAAGTCCGGCGCATCGGTGAAGTTCATCCTCTCGATCTACAACCCGGAAAAGGTGTTCGAAGCCGCCTTCAAGGAGGCCGTAGATCAAGCGACCGAGAAAACCGAACTGCCCACGTTCATGGGTTCGCCTGAGAACTGATCAAGTGGCCCCGAATGGCGGGGCCACCTTTTCAACCATGTGACCTTGAGGACATGACCCAGATCGACATCAGCACAGCGGCGATCTTGGCGCGCGCGGAACACATCGAACATTGCGCCATGGGCACCCACCACCAGGACGCCCTGCGCATGCGGGCACTGGTGACTGAGCGTGACAGGCTTGCGATGCAGCTTGAGGACGCCATCCGGAAATCTTTCGAACAAGCCGAGCAGATCCTATCGCTCAATGCAGAACTGAGGAAACATCAATGAGCGCTCTTCAAGCCGAAATAAAAGCTGCGGTCCAAGAGGCTACCGCCCCGCTGATGCGCGAGCTATCCGACTTGCGCCGGATAGTTGAGGCGCAAAGCAAGGATGCGCAGCCCGAATATGTGACCGTCAAAGAGGCCGCAAGAATCCTCAAATGCACTGAGAAAACAGTGCACCGCTACTGTGATTGTGGCCGCCTCGAAGTGCGCCGAGACGGGCACAAGAAACTCATTACGTATGCCAGCCTAATCGAGACGGCGGGCTAG